AGCGATGGCCTGAAGGCGATCTTCAGCGACCTGGCCGGCGGTGTCAGTTTCGCGGAAGTCGCCACCAAGGACCGCGCCGGCAAAACCGTCACCCAAACCACCAACCCGCTGATGGCCGATGCCGAAGCCCGCATTCAACGATAGGAGGCCCCATGGCCACGTTTACTCAACCGAAAGATCCGGGTGATTTGCTCTTAGTCGAGGTCTGCACCGGCTGGACGAAAGACAAAGTCACTCTCTTGGGCGGGACGAATTACCCGTTCGGCCAGGTGCTGGCGAAAGTCTCCGGCAAGTACCAGGTACTCGATCTCGCGGGCACCGGAGCAGCCAAGAAGTCCGCTGCCGTCCTGATTGAGGCCGTGGATGCAACGGTCAGTGACATGCCTGGCGTGGTGATTTCTCGCGGTGCCGTCATTGAACCCGTCGAACTGGCATGGCCGGCCGGCGTCACCGAAACCCAGAAGGCCACCGCCCTGGACGAACTAAACGCCCTGGGCATCGTTGCCCGTACGGCCCTGTGATCAGGAGTACTCCATGAATCTGCAAGACATGTTCAGCATCGCCAACCTCACCGCCGCCGTGAACAAACTCCCAGCCATTCCCGGCAAAGTCGGCGCCATGGGCTTGTTCGATGAGAAAGGCGTCACCAGCACCAGTGTTGTTATTGATGAGCGCGAAGGCCGACTGGTGCTTGTGCCCAACACCTCCCGTAACGACGATCCAGCCCCAATGAAGGGCGAAAAGCGCAAACGCCGCACCTTCGAAACTTTGCATCTGCCGATCAATCGCCCCCTCTTGCCGAGCCAGTTGCAAGGCATCGCGGCGTTTGGCCAGGAAAGCACTACCGCACCTGTGGCCACTGTGATCAATGACAACCTGCAGGAGCTTAAAAACAGCATTGAGGCCACCCGCGAGTTTCAACGTGTGGGCGCATTGCGCGGCAAGCTGCTGGACTCGGACGGCGAAGTCCTGACCGACCTCTTCAAAGAGTTTGAGGTCAGCCAAAAGAAAATCACGGTGGCGCTGGGTAATGCCGGCACCAACGTGCGCAAAGCTTGCCTCGACGCCAAACGTTACTCCGAATCCAAGTTGGGTGGCGTGATGGTGACGGGCTTCCGCGCACTGTGCGGGCCTGATTGGTTCGACGCGATGATTGACCATGAAAAGGTCAAAGCCGCGTTTGCCAATTACCAGGAGGCTCAAGATCGCCTTGGAGGCGATGTGCGCTCGGGCTTCACCTTCGGCGGCATCGAGTTCATCGAATACGACGTCACTGTCAGCGGCCAGCGCTTCATTCCGGCCGATATCGCCCAGGTGTTCCCGGTGGCACGTGGCGTGTTCCGTATGTTCAACGCCCCGGCGAACTACAACGAAACCGTCAACACTCTGGGTCAGCCTTTCTACAGCAAGGCCGAGGAACGCAAATTGGGCAAAGGTTGGGATCTCGAAGCCCAAGCCAATCCGCTGGCCATGTGCTTGTTCCCGGAAGCCCTGGTCGAGTTGAAGGCGGGCTGACCTATGCGCTACTGCACCCGTGCGGACATCGGCAACGCCATCCCGGAGATGACGTTGCTTCAGCTTTCCAACGATGACCCAGCCGCCTCGCTGCCCAATGAAAGTGTTATCGAGGATGGTGTGCGTCAGGCGGAAGAACTGGTCGATGGATACCTTCGCGGAAGGTACAACCTACCGCTCGATCCAGTGCCGACGGTGCTGCGCGATGCAGTGGTGTACTTGGCGCGTCATTGGTTGTACCAGCGCCGCCCGGAGGGTGCTTTGCCCGATGCGGTGAAGGACAGCCGCAAAGACACGATTAATCTGCTGGTGAGCATCCGCGATGGCGTGGTCACGCTTGGCATGCCCACCGGTCAAGCCGCACCGGAACCTGGTGAGATCCGTGTGCGCTCACGTCGTCAGCAGTTCGATACCGATCTATGGGGGCGCTACTGATGAGCGAATCCACGCCTACAACTCAAACCGAGCAATTGCTGGAAGCGATGCGTACTCGGCTGCAGGAGAGCTTCGGGAAGGCGTTGATGGTCGAGCTATTCCCCGAGAACCCAGTCGGATACCGACTCAACCATCCACGTGGGGCGATTTTGCTGGCTTACGGCAAATCAACCTTCGGTGGTTCAGAAGCTGGCGATTCGATTTTCCAGGCACGCAACATCGTTATTCGATTGACCCTGGTGTTTCGCCAACTCAATGGCAAGGACGGCGTGGTCAGCTACCTCGACCAGATCCGCACCTGCCTCACGGGCTGGTTTGCACCGCACTGTGACCAAGCCTGCCGTCCCATTGCCGAGCACTTTATCGGCCAGATGGCGGGGCTCTGGCAGTACGGCCAGGACTTCTCTGTACGGGCCACCCAGCTACAGGCCCCATACCCAAGCGGCCCGCCGGTACCACCCAATCTCCAATATGAGGAACCACTATGAAACTTACCCGCTACACCTACACCGGGCCGCAAAATGCAGCCTCTCTGCGGGTAGGTGAATCCCGCGAATTGCTTGAGGTGCAATTGCATCCTGGCAACCCCGTCGAGTTGCCCGCTGAACACGAGTACACCCTGGTGTTGTTGGAACTTAAACACCTGGTGCCGGTGCCGTCTGCTGCGAAATCCGCTGGCAAGACGTCAGTCACACATCAGACCACTGAACAGGAGTGACTCCCAATGCCCGCCAACTATTTGCACGGTTTTGAAACCACCGAGGTCGAGCGCGGCCCTCGGGCCATTCGGGTGGTCAAGTCAGCGGTGATCGCCCTGGTCGGCACCGCGCCTATCGGTTCGGTCAATGAGCTGACCTTGTCCTTGAACGATAAGGACGCGGCTCAATTCGGTGCGCATCTCACCGGCTTCAGCATTCCCGAAGCGCTGGAAGGTATCTATGATTTCGGCGCTGGTACGGTGCTGGTAGTCAACGTGCTCGATCCAGCCATCCACCGCACCAATGTCGCTGATCAGGTGAAGCAGTTCGGGGATAACGACCAGCTGCAGCTGGAGCACGGTGCATTGCAACTGCTGCAGCTGAAGTCCGCTGACGGGGCTACCCCGTACGTACTCGACACCGATTACACGGTGACCATGCTCACCGGCCAAGTGAAGCGCCTGGCGACGGGAGCGATTCCAGCCAACGGCCAAGTGAAGGCCAGCTACACCCATGCCGACCCGAGCAAAGTCACGCCTGCCGACATCATCGGCGGGCTCACTGTCGCCGGACGTCGCACGGGCTTGAAGGCGTTCCAGGACAGCTACAACACGCTGGGTTTCTTTGCGAAGATCTTCATCGCACCAGGCTTCAGTACCTTGAACTCAGTAGGGGTCGAATTGGCCTCCGAGGCTATCAAGGTGGGCGGTGTTGCCTACCTCGATGCGCCTATTGGCACCACGGTGCAACAGGTGATCGCAGGGCGCGGGCCGGCTGGCAGTATCAACTTCAACACCAGCAGCGACCGCGTGCGTCTGTGCTATCCGCACGTCAAGGTGTACGACTCTGCAACTGATGGTGAACGTCTGCAGCCGCTGTCGATCCGCGCTGCAGGTCTGCGGGCCAAAGTCGACAACGACAAGGGCTACTGGTGGAGCAGCTCCAATCAGGAACTGATGGGCGTGATTGGTCTGGAAAGGCCATTGACCGCTCGGGTAGACGACGCGAGCAGCGAGGTCAACCTGCTCAACGAAAATGGCATTACTACGGTTTTCAATTCGTTCGGTACCGGCCTGCGCTTGTGGGGCAACCGAACTGCCGCCTGGCCTACCGTGACGCACATGCGCAACTTCGAAAACGTTCGTCGCACCAAGGATGTGGTGGACGAATCGATTCGTTACAGCTCACTGCAGTTCGTGGATATGCCCATCATTGGCTCGTTGATTACCAGCATCACGGAAAGCGTCAACTTGTTCCTGCGCAAGCTGACTATCGACGGGGCGTTGGTCGGCGGCGAGTGCTGGTATGACCCAGCACGTAACCCACAGACAGAACTGGAACTGGGCCATGCCCTGTTCAATTACAAGCTGACTGTGCCATTGCCATTTGAGCGTGGCACCTTTGAAACTGAGATCACCGGGGAATACCTGGTCAACCTGGGAGCCGCATAAATGGCAGGCTTTAGTGCACACCGCGTTTCCAACGCCGCGATCTATCTTGATGGCGCGAGCTTCTTCGGTCGCGCCGAAGAGATCGATCTGGGCTCGATCAAAACCGTGACCAGCGACTTTCAAGGGCTGGGCATGGTTGGCTTGATCGAGCTGCCTGACGGGATCGATAAGCTGGAAGGCAAGATCACCTGGAACAGCATGTACTACGACGCCGCAGTCAAACTGGTCACGCCATTCAAAAGCGTCCAGTTGCAGTGCCGCTCCAACGTCCAGGTCTTCAACAACGGCGGCCTGGTTGACGAGATCGCGTTGGTCACGATGATGACCATCACCGGCAAGGAGTATCAGCTGGGCAGTCACAAACCGCGAGACCCGACCAAGTACGAAACGCCATTTTCGGCGACGTATGTTCGTCAGGTGCTCGATGGGCAAGAGGTGGTTTTGCTGGATTACCTGGCGAACATTTTCAAGGTTGGCGGGCAGGATCAGTTGTCGAAATACAGACAAAACATCGGGCAGGCATAAATGGAGTAAAGGCAGTCCGCTTTCCAGCTGACTGCCTTTTTTGTTATTCCGCGATTGCATTCGGTATTGCGTTGTAGAGCTTCAGAGTCTGCAGCGTAGCGACGTAATAGCCACCTTTTTCCCTGACATAATTTTCGGCTGCAAGCCATTGGAGCAGGCTGCTAAGAACCTGCTCATCTGCGGATTTCTTGTAATACGTAGCTGTTCCTAGGAAGGCGTTTTCGGATGTGTTGTGCTCTCCTTTTGGAAGCTCAAATGTCTCAGAGGTAATCTTTACCGGCACGGGGCAAGCGTTCACCAGAAGCTCCAGCGTTTTTTTAGCTAGAAGATTGAATAGCTCTTTGTTGTCGTCACTCATGCTTGCCTTCTCCTTGGGATTCAAACAACGTCATTGAGTGGGCGATGTTAGGGCAATTTTCCAAGACGTGCAGTCTCTTTAAACTCGATTAAAAGTCAGCGCCACGACCAGGTGCGATGCTCAGGGCTCTTTCAAAGCAGTCGATCAGATCGACAACCTGGAGCAACGAAGATGGCCGAAACAATCAGCTTCACCCTCAAATTTCCTTTCCAAAGTGCCAGCGGCGAGACGATCTCGAAGCTGCCTATCAAGCGCCTTAAACGCAAAGACATCAGCGCCGCGCAGGCCGTCGTGAAAGACGAAGCTGCGCTGGAAGACATGCTCGTTTCGAAAATGCTGGGCATCACGTTGGAGGACCTCGGTGAATTCGATATCGCTGACTCTAAGTCAGCCACCGAGGTGTTGCGGGAAATGTCCAATGGAGGAGACTTTGCTGCACTCCTGGGACGAGGCTCTGTTGCTAGTTCTGAGGATGCAGCCGTCTGAGATTGTCCGACTGGACATGGTGGACTACTGGCGCTGGGTCGAAATATGTAGGCGCGAGATCAATCGTCGGATCGAACTCGCTGAACAAATGAAGAACTGATCAATACCGCCAATCCGATCACCACTCCCGCCACCAAGGCGCCGCCCGCTGCGATAGGGGCGGCAGCCAAAGCCAGCAATGGCAATCCCAGACAGAACATCAAAACCGCTGCCCAGACGGGCAGGTTCATCAGACATAGCCAGGCAAGCCAGATCACACCGACGCCGATGGCCAGTGCATAGAGGGTTTTGGCAGTGATTGAAGCAGTCTTCTCAAACATGCTGACAGCGTAGCAAATTATGGCGAATGAAGTTCTGATTGGACTCAAAATCGGGGCCGCCATTTCTGGCAGCCTAAATGCTGCATTCGGCTCGGCGAAGTCGACCGTGCAGCAGCTTGGCCGTGCCACTGATGGATTGACGGCCAAACAGAAACTCATCGGCACCGAACTGGCGGCCTCCATCGCACGCAGCGGTACTGGCATCGAGCGCATGCGTCGCCAGTACGACCAGGTCGGTCGTACGATTGATCAACTCAAGGTCAAGCAAGAGCGCCTCAACACCAGCATCGCCAGGGGCGAAAACCTCAAAAACAAACGTGGCGAGCTGCGTGGCCAGGCCATGGAGACGGCGGGTACAGCGGCTGTTATCGGTGCGCCTGTCGTTCAGTCGATGCGCACTGCTATCGACTTCAAAGACAGGACCAACGACATCGCCATTACCGGTGGCTTCAATGCGGAAGAGGAAGCACAACTCGGTAATGTAATGCGCGGCTCCGCACTTAAGTGGAATCAGACTCAAACTGAAGTCGCCGCAGGGGCTGCAGTGTTAATCGCAGGCGGGATCTCCAGTGCCAAAGAGCTGGCCGCGTACGCTCCAGTCATGGCCAAAACAGCCACAGCCACTCGCGCCAGCATGGATGACCTCGGTTCCGTGGCCATCGCGCTAAATGACAACCTGGGCATTGGCGCAGCCGGGCTTGAACGCTCAATGAACATGCTGGCCTTCGCAGGCAAAAGCGGCCAGTTTGAATTGGCGGACATGGCCAAGTGGTTGCCGCAGCTCACACCACAGTTTGCTGCACTGGGTATCACGGGCGAACGCGCAGTGGCTGAGATCGGCGCCTCGCTGCAGATCGCTCGCCGGGGTGCTGGCAGCAACGACGAAGCAGCTAACAACTTCAAAAACTTCCTTTCCAAACTTACAGCCAAGGACACTTTAAAGTCCTTTGAAGGTGCGGGGATCGACCTCACTGCATCAATGAAGAATCTGGTTGGAAACGGGCTGACCCCAGTCCAGGCGATGCTGGAAGTCATCACCAAATATGTGGGTAGTAAGGGTCCAGAAGCTGCTGGCAAGTTCCAGAAAGCGATGGCTATCAAGGACGACGAAGAACGCCAGATTGCCCTCAATCGTTTGAACGAGGCCTATAAGCTGGGCGAACTGTTCGCCGACCAGCAAGTGCTGTCATTCATTCGACCGGCCATGGCCAACAAGAAGGATCTTGCGGGCATCCAGCAGCGCAGCATTGATGCCGCCGATAAAGGTGGACTCGATACTGACTGGAAAAAACGGATGGAAAGTCCGAAGGAACAGCTAAAGCTGCTGACCACCAACCTCTCTGAAATTGGTATCACGGTCGGCAGCGTTCTGATTCCGGCGCTCGTGGATGTCACACAAGCTGTCATACCCGTAATGCAATCCTTCTCCAACTGGGCAGGTGAGAATCCCGAGTTAATAAAAGGTGTCATCGGCCTGGTCGGCGGCCTGTTGCTAGGCAAGATGGCCTTCATCGGCGTTGCATACGGCGCCAACCTAGTGCTGTCGCCCTTCGTGGCCATGAGCACTACCATCACAACACTTTCGTCGAAGTGGACTCTACTGCGCGGCATGTGGCAGATGGGCAAGTTCGCACCGCTGATCAATGGTATGAGCAAAGGCGCCAACGCCGTGAAATGGCTGGCTCGCGGTAGCGTTGCACTTGGCCAGGCGCTGGGTGGCAAGTTGCTTTTTGGTCTACGCATTGCCGGCCAGGCAATTCTGTGGCTGGGTCGAGCCTTGATGATGAACCCTATCGGCCTGCTGATCACCGGCATCGCCGTGGCGGCCTACCTTATTTACCGCTACTGGGAGCCGATCAAAGGCTTCTTCGCCGGTTTGTGGACGGAGATCAAAGCCGGGTTCAGCGGCGGTCTTTCTGGCATCTTGGGGTTAATGGCTAACTTCTCACCGGTCGGCATGTTCTACAGAGCCTTTGCCGGAGTAATGAGTTACTTCGGAATTGAACTGCCGGGCAAGTTCACCGAGTTCGGCGGCATGATCATTGATGGTTTGGTCAATGGCATCAGCAATGCTTTAGGTGCCGCCAAAGAAGCTGTGGTCGGTGTCGGGACTTCGGTCAAAGGCTGGTTTACCGAGACGCTCGGCATCCACTCTCCAAGCCGGGTGTTCATGGGCTATGGCGCCAACATCAGTGAAGGTGCCGCCATCGGCATCAGTGCGCAGTCAGACCTGGTGCGAAAAGCAGCACTCGGCATGGCAGCACAATCGGGTGTCAACCTTGCGCCGCCGAACCCTGCTGACGTCTCTAAGGCGAGCATGATGGGGAACGTTGGCGGCGGCGCTGCCGGAATGGGCTCCGGCATGGGCGGCGGCCCGAGCTTCACCTTCTCACCGCAGATCACCGTGCCTGGTGGCGCCGATACGCAGCAGCAGGTCCAACAAGGACTGCAGGCCGGCTATGGCGAATTCGTACGGATGATGGATCGCTACATGCACGACCAGCGCCGACGTAGCTACGGTCCCTCTAATGAGGGGATCGCCTAATGTTTGCCATCCTGGGTGATATCGAATTTACCGTGGCCGGTGGGATCAGCGGCATGGAGCAAAGCGGATCGGCCGACTGGGCAGAGCACGCCCGTATCCAAGGAAAACCTTTGCTGGAATGGATCGGTGAAGGCCTGGATGAGTGCAACCTGACCATCGAGCTGCACCCGGTCCTGGGCGATCCTGAAGAACGGTTACGAACACTGCGCCAGGCCAAGAGCAAACATGAGCCTTTGGCCTTTGTGATGGGAAGCGGCGAATACCTGGGCGCCTACGTCATCACCAACATCTCCAATGCAATCCGCCGCTCGACCGCAGTGGGCCAGATCAAGGCGGCTACGGTTCAGTTGAGCCTGAAGGAATACACCGGGGCATTCACTCGCAAGGTCGCCCGACCAGGACTGGCTGATCCAGCCTTGAACGGCACATCGGCGGCCACCGCCGATAAGCCCGGACTCATCTCACGGCTGTCGCCTTCCCCCAGTACTGTCCAGGCGGTGATTGGCCATGCAAAAACAGCCGGGAACATATTAAAGGCAGGCCAGAACTTGTATGAGGCGGTAAAGAGCGGCAATCCCTCGATGATCCTCGGTCAGGTCCCGCAATTGCTGGGGGTTACAGCCAGGGCGATTGGGCCGCTGCAAGGGCTGAAATCAGTGGCCGGACTACTGGAAGATGGTTCCGATCTGTCGCGACTGGGTGAGAACGTATTGGGCAGTGTCATGGGCGCTCGATCAGCCCTCAACCCGGTAGACCTTAGCAACATCGTTGACCGGTTCTCAGCGTCCCAAGAGTCGCTTGGCCAAGCACTCACCACAATGGATGGCGCCCGGACTCGTTTGGCTGGGCTGGCAGCGCAAGTCTTGACGAGGAAGTCCTGATGTTTATCACGCATGTCACAACTGAAGGTGAGCGTTGGGACCAGTTAGCCTGGCGATATTACGGTGATGCTCATCGTTACTTACCGATCGTTGAAGCCAACACGCATGTGCCGATCACCGCTGCTTTGCCGGCGGGTTTGACCCTGGCCATCCCAATCCTTGAGCCTGAGGCCACCGCTGAGGAT